GATGATCTTTAACTGGTGTTTCTAGGTCTGTGTTGACTGTTTTGAATGCTTGATGCATCATTTTATGCTCTACTTCAGTATATGGCACTGTAACATTCTTAGTTGAATACCAAGTACGTTCATCTAGGTCTACCGGACGATCCGATCCATCGGCCATAGCAGCAGCCATACCCACACGGTAAAAGTTCATAGTACCGTCAGCATTATAACCATCACTATAGGCATGAGTCCGATGCATGGCATTTTTAGCATATTTAGGCAGCTTGCCACGTTTACCTTCAATAATAACTTCTGAAATTTTCATTATCCGATCACCCATGTTAAAGGAGATGCGCCATCTATATAACGCTTGAGGTCTTCTTCTAACTTGTCCATTTCCTCTTTGGCTTCGGCAATTAGGGCTGTGCCGTTTAGAGTAGTGCCACCGCTGGGACCAGCAAGACTTGCAAACTTGCTGCGAGCTTCGCCTAATATACGTTTAGCAAAACTGTAAGCATAATCCTGTATCCAGGGAAAGATCATGTAGTCATTTAAAATCATACTATCCGGTTTATAGTTATAGATGTGCAGCAGCACAGATTCTGCAGGACTGTCTGTAACTGGGCTTGTTACTTCGGTCTTGCTTAAATCAAACCCTGTTACTGTAGTAGCCGCAAGTGTGGTAAGAGCAATAATAGTTATAGTTTTAGCCGCAACATCTACAGTCTGTGCTGAATAATTGCCGTTGTATCCGGCGACCGGGCAGTTTGAGATTACTACACTATCGCCTGCTGCAATGGCCATTTCGCTATTGACATTTATAGTGATTGTGCTTCCAGCTATAGCAGCATTGGCAGTCATACTATTAACTCTAAAAATGTTTTTGCCTGTGGCCGGCATCTTACGCACAATAGTTAATTTCTTTGTAACATTGTTAAACGTGTAATTAATATGCCCACCAAAGAAACGCATGGCTAATTCTTGGTATTGAGTAAATAGTTCGTAGTTAACAAGCCCACCAACACGACCTGCTACCAACATGTAAGTGTTCAAATAACCACTCGCGAATGGCTCAAACTGACTGGCAGTTGTGCCTGTGACCGAACCGATACCCCGACGGAAGATCTGACGCACCTGCATGATTTCTGCAGGTAATATGTATTCTTGTGTTTCAGGTAATAGGTTAAGGAAGGCATAACTTTCCTCTACGCTATTACTGGACTTTTGACGATACTTTAATAAGGCCGTTTTTATAGCTAGATCATAGTGCTCTTTATCTAACTCAACATCAACTATACCATCTGCAAGACGTAATTTAATGTAATCAACAATTTCGTTACGCTTAGTGTCTAGTGAGGTATATAGACTTTCGTCATAGGCAATAGGACCAGGGCCACCTAACGTGTCAGTTCTAATTGCGTTTTTGCTATCTAATCCAGATTTAATTGTAACGGTCATAAAGAAGTCCTGCGATATATTATTTAGCGCAGGACTCCCGGGTTAACCGACTTTGAGTAGCAAAGTGTCCTCGTTTATCCTACCGTTGAGCTTAATCTCAACTGCCTTAATGTCCTTAAGGAAGGTGCGTAGTGCTACCTTACCAGCCTTCGCTAACTCTTTTAGCTGCTCTTCGGGTTTACGCAGAGTCTTGGCCACACTCTTAACTTCGTCAAAGCCAGTGATGCTAGTACCTTTGACACCAAGTTGGCCCAAGTTCTCGGCAACATAGCAACCCAACTTACGAGTCTTAGTGTTAAAGACCCAAAGTGTTTGGGCACTAATAATGTCCACTGGATTAACGCTGACAACCTTGAGTGCCTTGTCCTCTCTAGCGTACTTGAGTCTAGAGACAACTTTCTCTTTGGCTGGTGCTTTACGAACCTTGGCTTTTTTAACTGCTTTCTTGACGCCGCGGTACTGCTCGATTCCAGCCAATAAATCAGCAAGAAAGGCAAAGATACGTTTATAATCACTAGCCCTATAGTGACGATAGGACTCAACCAATTGGGCATCTGTTTTATCCTGAGCAGCCATGAGTTCTTGAGTGTGTCGTTGAATAACATCCTCGTATTTACCCAATTGACTCTGCGGGACGCGGTTCACAGTTAGAAAATCATAGACTTTAAAATCAGTCTTACCACCTTTAATTACTGTATCGTAGTGGCCTTCAACTTCTCCAATAAGCTCGCTAGTTTTCTCTTGCAAGCGATCTTGTATAGTTACTTTCCGTTCTACAACTTGGGTAGGAGTAGATACAGCTTCTTCTCCGGTGTCGCCTCCACGTTCAGCCAAGGCAATACTGTACGCAACCTGATCGTGGATATACTCGATGTGTCGATCTTTGAGAGGCATACCTTTACGGTGAGCCATGATAAGACTACATGGAGTCATTAACACATAACGATCAGCAATACGCTCAAACCTAGCTAGAGTTTGCTTGTCTAACTTACTGTTACGGAGTAACCAATCATTTAAGTGCTTACGAACTTGTTTTGTTGTGTAGTGATAATTGTAGTAATGAAAACTTTGACGCAGATGATGATCAAACGTAGCATCATCAAAAGCAAGAGCTCGATCTGTGTCCCAGACAGGTTCAGGGCCAGTGGCTTTTTCATCTGCCTGTAACAGTGTACGCACAGGTGCCCGCTTTTTAGGCACTTTAATGCCAGCAATCTTAGCCATATCTGCTCCTAAATTGACAATAATGCAAGTGTAACATATTGCTCAAGGCTTGTCACTGATTCCATGAATTTGTTGCGTAGATCCAACAAATGTGCGCTGGGTCGCCCAGTACGCATAAAATTGACATTTTCCCTACTTATTTCTCTATAAATGTCGTCGCAATTACGCAACATTCGTTTCAAGTCCCGCTTGACCATGTAATTATCAATTTGGGCTATCTTGATGTCCAAATCTCTGTATGTTTCTAGGGCTTCTTCGTACATAGCCCGATTATATATGCAAACTGCCCATAAATACAAGATATTTGGAGAAGGACTTTGCCTAGACTAAGTTTATGGCGTGATGGACGCCATACTAACGATTATCGTTTTTTTGACCGATCAATAGCAGAATTCATGGCAGCTTCGGGCACCGGAGTTCTCGTCCACAAATATTTAGGCCCTCAAGCCAACCCTGACTCCACTGACCTTACACAACCGGCTAATGCTACGCAGAGCGAGCTTAACATACAAGACCTGTTATTCCTAGAAAATCGTGATCGTAAGTACGAACCAGATGTATATAAATTGAGGGGATGTTATCAAGTCACAGATAACAGTTTTGACCTAAGTCAGTTTGGGTTATTTCTGCAAACTGGTACTTTATACATGACTTTCCATCTCAACAAAATGATTGATAGTATAGGGCGAAGGCTAATGAATGGCGATGTACTTGAACTAGAGCATCTTGTTGACTATGACGTTTTAGATCCAGACTTACCCGCGGCACTTAAAAGATTCTTTGTTATTAGTGATTGTACTCGTAGCAGTGAAGGCTATAGTCCCACTTGGTGGCCGCACATTTGGCGCTGTAAACTTAACCCTCTAGTTGACAGCCAAGAATATAGAGATATTATTAATCGTATTACAGTGAGTGAGGATGACAATAGACCATTGCGTGAAATAATGAGTAAATATAACCAGTACTCCGATATCAGTGATACAATTGTAGCACAATCTGAAATTGAGTTACCGAAATCTGGATACGATACAACTCCAATATATCATCGTAGCTTAGATGAAAACACTGCTGACTTTAGTGTTAGTGCATACCTAGGTAATACCATAGGTGCGCCAAATAATGAAACAGTATCACAAGGTATTACATTTCCAGAAAATCCTGTAGAAGGTGACTATTGCCTACGTGTTGATTTCTTACCAAATCGTTTGTTTAGATATGATGGCACCCGTTGGCGTAAGATTGAAGACAAAGTACGTACTAATATCACCAATAACAGCGACACCAATAAAACACAGCGCAATAGCTTTGTAAATAACAATAACACATTTGTTGATGTAAACGGTAACGTTCAACAACAAAAACAAAGCCTACACGATGCGCTTAAACCCAAGGCCGACTAATGAGCACCTTTTTTTATTCCGGGCAGATAAGACGCTTTATCCAACAATTTATTAGATTACTCAGTAACTTTCAAGTACAAGTTGGATCAAGTGCAAGTGTAGTAAGTTTACTTAAAGTACCTATCTATTATGGCGACAGTAGTCGACACGTTGCTAGTATTATTACTCGCAATTCTGAAAACAGCCTGCCCACTGTACCAGCAATGACTGTTTACATAAGCGGCTTTAAGTACGATCGTGCTCGTGTACAAGAACCACAACATGTTAGCAAAATGCAGATACGGGAGCGTGCCTATGATCCCGAAACTGGCGAGTACACCAGTTCACAAGGTGATTTAGTTACTGTTGAAAGACTAATGCCGGTTCCATATCTGCTTACTGTAAAAGTAGATATATGGACCACTAACACAGATCAAAAACTGCAATTACTAGAACAAATTGCACCTTTGTTTAATCCTGGGCTTGAGATACAAAGCTCAGATAGTTATGTTGATTGGACTAGCTTGTCTGTGGT